CTGCAAAAAGCGGGCGAGCCGGAGCAGCAGATTATCGACACCATCCAGCCGCAGATCCTGCATCTGCAGATGTCGCGCCTGCAAAACGCCCCGGACGCCAACGTGGTGAACTACATGACCATCAACATGGAGCAGACCGCCGCCATCCAGAAGGTGAGCGACGACGCCTGCTTCCGCTTCCTCTACCCGATGGTGAAGGGCGGCATCAACCCGATGCGCATGCTGGATAAAGACCTGATGGCTCGGCGCATGCAGGCCGATGCCGATATGATGCGCGCGGCCTACGGCAAAAACCGCCACACCGTGACCCCGGCCGAACGCGAGGCGGCCGTCGAGGATGTGCGACCGATTATGAAGGCGCTTGCCGATAAGTACGGCGAGGACATCCAGCTGCTGCAGACGCCGGAGAAGGCGGCGGGCAAAGAGAAGCTCTCCTGCGATATGGTGCAGGAGATGTGGGCCAAGGTGCTGGCGCTGCCTGAGCAGAAGGCGGCGAGAGTGATTCGGCTGGCGGTGTCTGAGCTGGAGTGACAAAGGGCGCTGGTTTTTTGGGCACTTAGCGCGGGTTTAGCGCGTCGTCGCTTGCATGGCGGCGTGCGACAGGTATAATCCACAACGTTTCCGCATCCCCTTCAGTGCCGAAGTGGCGAAATCGGTAGACGCAGTTGATTCAAAATCAACCGTAGAAATACGTGCCGGTTCGAGTCCGGCCTTCGGCACCAAGTCACTAAATTCCTTACAATACAGCCAGTTAGACAATAAAATCTGTCTCTTTTGCCTGTAAGAAATGCTCTGTTATGTCCCTTGAAAAAGCCGCTGTGGTTGATAGTGGTAATTGGGATGTTAACTCATAGCGGCGTGTCGTTCCAAGCGTCAAACACGTACTGAATCAACTTGAAAGCTATGACGTAGCCACCGTCTCTAAACAATCCCAAAAACTTTTAGTGAAGCGCATTTTAGCCCGATGCCCCCGTTCTGTCGCCGTCGCGAGACGCCGCAGGGGATAAACAGGTTTATGGTGGTCACGGTACTTGCAGACCATATGCAAGCTCTGCCAGCGGTTCGGCCTCGCTCCCCTTGGGTACATGGTCATCCTGATAAGCCTCACTAACTGACACAACCCTGATGAAGTCGCCAGAGGCTCCGCTTGTTGTCTTACCACCAACGGGGCTAATGGTTGCTGCTGCGCCTATGTCACTAAGCTATTTACACGGCCAAGCCTTATGCACTGCTTTCGCAATGAGAGTTATAGCTGGTTTCTGTCGGGCTTCCGGGTGAGCATCTAAGTAATTGAATACAACATCATACACTTGTCCCATCTTTACACCCTCTGGCAAACAGAACGGGGCAAGGTCATTTATGGCCATAATATAGCCTGAGTACATCCCGGCCTCTGTGCCACTTATCGCGTTTGCTTCTTGATTTTGCTTAAAAATAGAGTTGTACGCTTTCCCGTGCTCGTAAAGGTCATTGCCAGTAGTAATTGCACATGCGCTGAAAGTAATGCTACTAAGTAACGCAGCGAGAATTAATCTGCCCATGAAATGTATCGTCTCCGGTTTGGTTCAATCCTGCTCTATTTCAAATAATTACTAGCGCTGCGGTGTCCTCTTGTTAATGTAACATGAGGAATTTTCTTTAGGGATTGATTTTAGGATATGCCTGACTTGAAAAATTGCACGCTTATGGCTGCCCCTCCCTCAACGATTAAGGCTTCAACTTCCCCCATGCGCCTCTCCCAGCCGAAGGCTGGGCGGGCTGTATATCGATTTGCCTTTCTCTGTGGCGTTTATGACCCTGTTTCGCGTTCTGACCGTGAGGCTGTGGGTTAGGGTTAATCTTCTCTTTAAACGCCAAATCACTCCTGAATCTCCACTGTTAAAGCACTTTGCGTTGATGCTGGGTGCTGCTCTTGCCTGCGCTTGTATCTGTCTCGTTTGGGTATACCTGATAAAGACATAGACACACTGTCTCATTTGACTATCTATAAAACTCTATTGACTACACATTGTTGATGTGATCTCTTATAGGTATCGCTGTGATATTTCATTGAGACTTAGGGGGAAGCATGGCACACAATGCGCTTATCTATTGCCGCGCCAGTACAGCAGAGCAACACGCAGACCGGGCGTTGAGCTTGCTGCGAGAGTTCGCCAGTGATCGGGGCTGGCCTGTGCGGGCGGAGTACATCGAGAACGCCAGCGGTGCGAGGCTCGCTCGCCCCGAACTGATGCGCCTGCTGGATGATGCGCAGGCCGGAGAGGTCTTACTTGTCGAGAGCATAGACAGGCTAAGCCGCCTTACGCAAAAGGAATGGGCGACCCTGAAACAGAGGATTCAGGATAAGGGGCTGGTGATTGTTGCCGTGGACTTGCCAACCTCATGGCAACTACTGAACGATACAGCGTCAGAGCTTACAGAGGGCATTCTGAGAGCCGTTAATGCAATGCTGATTGATATCCTCGCTACGATGGCACGAGTGGACTACGAGACACGCAGAGCACGCCAAGCGCAGGGCATCGAACGTGCCAAAGCAGAGGGGAAATATAACGGAAAGTCTAAGGATGAGAGCGCCCGTGAAACTGTCCGCGCTATGCTTACCGTTGGGAATAAACCAGAGCACATCATGAAAGCTGCCGGGATAAGCCGGGCAACGTTCTACCGTATCAAACGCGAGCTGACCGCCAGCGTTACAGAGTGACAACCTACAGCCTGATTAGGTGCCAGCACTGGCCGTTACTGGGCTATGGGTGATAGGTGGCCTACAGCTTTTTTATTGATTTCAGAGTGTTATGTTATGCGTCATGTTGTAATGCTATGATTTGTAATGTGTTTTCGTTTTACTCGCGGCTCTCGATGTGAAGAGATGGCGGGGCTTTAGCCGTGCCAGACGATGAACATCGAGATCAGATTGTGAATGTGATTTATCACTGAACAATTCGAGGGATGGGGCAGGGGAAGGGATCAAAGGCTGTGTTGTCCAGTCTCAAAGCCAGACAGGAGACGGAGTGGCATCACTTGGTTGAGCTGTTTTAAAGATGTATCTTTGGTACATGTACAATAAAGGTTTCTCTCCCTTCACTCTCTCATCCCAAGCAGTGTAAGAGCGCTTCGCTCTCTTTAAAGTTGCATTTTAAATACATGTACAAAAAAGGGTTCTTCCCTTACATCCCTTCTCCTAAATGTAGTTACGAGTGCTTCGCTCTCTTCACTTGCTGCGCTTCTCGCTATGCTCCAGCCCGCTCCATCGCCTTTGGCTCATTCCCGGTCTTCGCCCGCTGTGATGCTCGGCCACTCTACGCAACCGTGCTTGCCGTGGCAGGCAACGCGGCGGGGAGGTGTAGTGGGACGGTACTCAGTATCGGTATTCTTACTTTATTCAATCTTATCCTGATATCGGTACGGTATTCTTCATAACATCTTCATTCATTTCTGGAGCATTCAATCATCTTTCTTGTTCGTTTCCTTTCAGGTCTTAGCCGTTGGTCATTGGTCTTACTGCCTGCTGTACTACTGTCAGCTATGCACGCCGTCACGGTCTACTATCTGTCACTTTCCTACTGCGTTCACTGCCTGCCGTCTGTCATCCTGTCGGATTCCATCTGTTGCCGTTCCGCGCTCGCTTGTTTCGGCTGCGCCGCGCTCGCTCTGCGTATCTAGCGATACTTATCACTATAGTCACCTTCATAATTATCTAATGATTACAGTAAGTTGTATTTTTAATTTTAAAGGCTACTAATAAGGAGAGGTAGAGCATTACTTTCCCGCTTTTAAACCTACTTAAAACTGCTCTGTTAAATGCGCCCAGCCCATACGCAATAAGGCTTTGCAGGGGATTGAACGAAAAATGATCAAATTAAAGTGACTAATAAGGAGAAAGAACAGCTCCCGAATTGCGACAAACACTCCGATTTTGAGAGCATCTTTTAAGGCAGATAGAACCCCCGACGCAACCACTGCCACGAAAACCTCTAAAAGGGCAGAGAGTCTGCCGCACCTGTGTACCGCCCCAACCTGAGCTAATACCTACCCCTATTTTCTGGAGATTTCACCATGCCAACGAATCTACGCCGCCTGCTTGCGCAGGCTGCTGACGCCGAGCCGCTCAATACTGCAAACGCAGATGTACAGCAAATGATCGCTGACGGGGTTGTTATTCGGCGTTCCAAAATATGCCCCGTAAAGCGTAAACCCGTTAAGGCGGCATACAACACAAAGACCGAAGAGTTTTATTACAATGCTGATGGTTCCGCTATGACCTTGCGGGAGTGGCGAACGCTGCACGGTGTTCAACCGAAGAAGCAAAAACAGCGCTCTGACACGGGGTTACGGCAAGTCATCCAGCCCGGTGACGCGATTCATTGCCGACGCGCTGAGATAGAAATGTGGCTCAACAAGAAGCCTGCTCGGTATGCTGACCCGCTGCCGCCAGAGTTTCCCGGCGTTCGCGTAGATGATGCCGCATTGAAACCGCGCGAGCACGCCGTTCCGGCATCGACAACCGGGCAGAATGCTTTTCTCAAAGCCTGCCGCGAGTTCCTGATTTGCGATGAGAAGACAATGCGTCGTATCAGTCGGGGCATGAATAAACTGGAAGCGATGCGCAATACAGATTTCAAACGCTACGGGGACTCAGCGGAGTTTCGTCAATTGTGGTGTGGAGAGTCGAAACCTACCGAGGATAAATTTAACAGTACAAATCATCATTGTGACCCGAACGGCTTGGCTGCATTGTCGCCTGTGCCGTCACTGAATACAGCCTCTTATGAGTTCCGCCCGCTGGTTCGCTGTGACCGAAACGCGCGCGTTAGCCTGCTGCCACCTGATGGGCTGGAGTGGAGGCCGGGGCAGTTGTCTGTTGCTGATGCGATCTTTTCCCGTGGCAGTGATGTGCTTGCCGTTCTGCCTACCGGGTATGGCAAAAGCGCTGCCTTCACTTACCCATTGATTTATGAATCCCGCGCTGGGGTTAGCCTGTCTGTTATCGTTGTTCCTACTAATACCCTTAAACGTCAGATTCTCCACCAGTTGCGGGAGGCTGGCGTTCACGCTGTGGCATTTGGTGACAAGCTTCCGAGGCACCGCAACGCACAACAACTGGCGGGGCTGGCTGCCGGAGCGTTCCGGGTTGCTGTCGTTTCGCCTGAACATCTGCTTCCGTCGAGTCAGGTTCTCGCGGCGCTGATGGCTTATGGCGTTGATCGTTTTATTATCGATGAGGCACACACGGTCAAAGACTGGGATTTCCGCCCAGCTTACGACGCAATGCAGCACACACTACAGAATGCTTTTCCCTCGGCTCAACGCTGCGTGTTTACGGCTACTCTACTAAGTGAAAATGAGCGCGGTTTAATGGAGGCGCTGGGATGCCGTGGCGATTACGTCACATTCCGTGCTGATGTTGCTCGCGAGAATATCCAGTTGATTCCGGTCAGGCAGTGTCGCCAGCGATACCGTGCGGCTGTTGGTCTGGCTGAGGCTCTGCCGGATGAAGAGAAGACGCTCATTCTCGTCAATGACCTTAAGACGTTGCGGGCGTACCTGAAACTCTTGGGCGACCGGGCGCGGCCATATCACTCGAAGACAATGCACCTGAGTAACGAAGAACGCCACGCAAACGCTGAGTGGTTTGCCACTACACCGGGCGCGATTCTGATTGCGACTAAAGCTTTCGGGCTGGGTGCTGATGTTCCTGATATCCGTAACGTTATCGTGACTTATATTCCTGATGACCTGCCTGATCTCATACAGATGATTGGGCGAGCCGGGCGCGATGGTCAACCTGCCCGCGCGTTTATGCTGTGGTCATCGCTGGCGCTGGATGCTGCGCCTGATGAGCTTGCTTACTTCTACCGCCCTGAAAACTGCAACTGGCAGTACATCGCTAAATACCTCTGAGCCGAAAGGCTCCCTCTCTGATTTTCTGGAGTTATTCGTATGCCTGTTACCGAACATGCGCAGCGTCGTGCTGCGCGTGCGGATGCGCTCGTCACCGCACAATTAGCCTTTGCCCTGAACAGCTATTCCTTTGATGGATTGGCTGAGCGTCATCGCCAGACCCTTAACCGCGAGGCTTTGTTACGTCAAGCAAATACGCCGCTACAGCGGTATTGCCTGCTGAATGGTTGCGAGGCGTGGGAGTGTATGGCCGCTGTGCTGAACCGCATGAAAAGACCGGATGGCTCACGTTGCTGGAAAGCTGTCCGCTTGTCTGATCGGGTTTTCAATGGCCGAGTGTATCCGGTGCGCAAGACGCCTGATGAAGTTTACGCCGCCATTGCCCGCCGTTTATTTCTGCCGAAGCCCGTGCATCAAGAAGTGATACAGCACATCCGTGCGCTTGGCCTGTTACCAGTTGGAGATAACCACCAATGACGAAATCTGAATTTGAAGCCGGAGCATGGGAACTAAAAACCCTGCTGCTGGGTGCGTTGACGCGCAGGCTTAAGGAGGACGAGGCGGGAGAGTCACGCATGGCTGCTGCCGAGTTGTCATCCTGCGTTAACTTCCTCAAGCAGAATGCCGCCGATTCGCCTGATACAACCTTTAACAACGTATTCCCGGAGGATGACGACCAATGACCCCTGAACAATTCCGGCAATGGTTCGCCACGCTGCCGGAGAAATATCAATGTGTAGCCCGCTTCATGTACGACAACGCCCGCAAGTCGGGCACACATACCGCATCCAGCCTTGCGCTGATTCATTCGCTGGTTACTGACCAGATCAATTTTGATTCGGAGTTTAATGTATGACTTTGAGCATTACCGATATCCAGCACATTAACGCGCTGGCTCATAAGCACTTCAAGAACAACGAAGAGATTGTAGTAGAGACTGGTCATGCTCTGACCGATATTGATGCTGTAATCCGTGGCGTCTATGTCGATGACTTGGCCGATCAGTGGAAAGACGATGCTGATATTACTCTGGCGGAGTACAACGCCATCCGCAGCCGCTATAAGCCCGGCAAGCTGCACCGCGATACAGAGTTTATGATTGCCCGCGATATGCTGATTCGCCCTGAGACTGTGCTGGCTATCGCCCATTCCCGCTTTAGCAACGTCCACACGCACCCAGTGCCGAAAGCCGTGAAAGCAAAGCCGGAGAAAGCGAAAGTAGTGCGCAAGTTGGTGCCTACTGATTTAGATGAAATTCACAAGTTAGAGCGTTTCGGTTGGCCTGCTGCGGAGATCGCCGGGAAGCTGGGCGTCCCTGTTGAGGTCGTCGCGCATGTGCAACGCTGCCTGAGAAATCGTTGGTCGTACCCGGATACTCTGGAGTCTGTTAACTCCAAATTCAGCGAGGCTGAGTGATGGCCGAGAGCAACGAACCACTGCATCCCGCCGTTAACCCTGATCTCTACGCGAACCTTGACGAACAGCGTGAAGGATACGCTCCGATTGAATCACGGGGCTGGGATGTGCTGACGCAGAACCTGACCGGAGAAGTGCGAACTGACCCCGGCCAAACACTTAACCAGAATCCGAAACAACGCCCGCGCGGCTCCGTTGGTGAGCGTCGTTGGCTTCGTAAACGTGGATTACTTTAACGAGGAATTACCATGAGCAAAACTATCGTATTGCTGCCGCCACGCAAGAATACAGACTGGGCTGCACAATTAAAGCTGATTTCTGAATCGCTTGAGGTGAGTCAGGCAGACCTCGCCCGCGCCTATCAGGTTGACCGTCAGGATATGGGGAAAGCGTATCACGGTGTGCGCAAACTGCCGGAGCGATGTGTACCTGTTCATATGCTGTTGTTAGCGCAGGTTCACGACTTTAGAGCATTATCAGGAGAATGATTTATGTCTGACCAGAATGTTAATCCGTACCTTTCCGGTGCTGATGCTGCACCGCAGCAATCGCCATACATGGCTGCACCTGTTGGCGCTGACAATGGCGCATCCCGCTTTAGCTCTGCGCCTGCTGATGCTGATTTCCTCCGAACCCAGCCCGTTAACGGCAATGATGGCGGCCCATGGAATAATAGCAACATTGCTAATCAGCAAGACCAGAACGCGGACAGCGCCGGGGCGCAGGTGGGCGATACTATCCCCCTGATGGATGGAACAGCTATTGAGTACACCGCCGAGCTGCAAGGATTGATGGGGCAGTTTCACCAGTCCATTGAAAGCCAGCTAGGGCAGGGTACAGTTGACGCGATGTTGCAGTACGCTGGCACGCTTGATGCCGGGACTCAATCAACCCTTGAACGGATGGTTATGTCTGGCGACCCTGCGCAGATGCAGCGGGCGGTTCAGTATCTGCAAGAGCGTATGGCTGGCGGTTCCATTATCGGTTACGTCCCAAACGGCCAGACCGCCGCGCAACCTGTCGGAATGTCTCATGCTGAGTTTATTGCAGCGTATGACCAGCTTTCGCAGTGGGCGCAGCAATCGGGGTATGGCCCCGGTCATCGCCAGTATGATGAACAATATCGCGCTCTGGTTGCACAGCGCTCCGCTGGCAAACGCGCTGGCCGCTAAGCAATCGCCCTCTCCTGTCTTCCCCACGCCTTAACCTTATGTTTTAGAGCCTGAATCGCGTTGTGCATTGCCAGATGTGCATTCGTACACCTGCGCCTGTAAAACGCGAAATTACCTCTCAAACACCACACATAAACCCACTTTGCATTGAGATCTGACAATGACCTTACTGACACCTGAAAACGTGGCAGCGGCTAGGGCTGCCCGTAGTGCGAGGATTGAACACTGGAAAGCCAATGCCAGCCAGCTTAAACAGGACTTTGCCGACGAAGCGCACTGGCGGCGGCTCGCCTCACGCTTCGGCGTGCGTATGCCCTCGGCATATGTTCCCGGCTCCGAGTTGCGATTGCTGCGCCGGGCGGCCAAACGCGCGGGCATCTCTGGTGCTGATATGCGCGACGCTTTTGGTGGAGGCGTTGCGCATCTGCACGAGCTTAATCCCCACTGGCCTGCTTTCGCGCTTATCGGCCTGATTCTTGAGGTAGCTGTTGAAAAAGCTGCTGCCTGATTACTCCCATTCTCTCTTCCTCTTTCCATAAATCGCGTTGGTTGCTGCCAGCGCTGGAGCTATTTCTATGACTGACAATGTTTATACCCCTGACCAATTCCGCCCGCACTGGGGCGGTGTGGATGCTGACAACGACATTCACATTGAAGCGTATGACCGGGACGTTCAGACCCGCCTTGAGGCAAAGAGCGTGTTTCTCGCTGAGGGGCTGAGCACATACAAGCCGCTGAATGCCAGCAACCAATATCGTGTTGATCGCCTGAGTGGTGATCTTGAGGTGAAGGGTAGAACCGCAGGGCAATCGCTGGAGCATACTGCCGTTAAGTCGGACAAGCTGATTATCTCTGTGGATACGCTGAGCTATATCCGCATCCCGATTGACTATCAGGATGACTGGACAGCTCCCACCTTTCGCGCAGAGCTGAGCCGCAATATCGGTACTGCTCACGCTAAATTCTACGACGAAGCGCACACCATCCAGCTACTCAAAGCAACTGATTTCGTACCGCCGCCGACACTGCAACCAACGTTTAACCCGCTTACGGATAACGTTGTCTCGCTCGACCTGACAACGGGGAGCGAAGAGGATACGGCTAACGAACTGGTTCACGCAGTCAAAGCGGCTGCTAATCGCTTCCTCACTGAGAAAGATATTCCGGTGGCCGAGCTGGTACTGCTTATCGACCCGGCTTGGTTCAGCATCCTGATGGAACATAAGAAGCTGATGAACGTCCGTTACAGCCGGGATAGTGGCAACGATTACGCATGGCGGCGCATCGGTTACGTGGCCGGGGTGAGAGTCATTGAGCTGAACAGCTACCCGCAGGAATCCATTACCGGGCATGAACTGGGCGCAGATTATGGTGTTACCGCAGAGGAAGCGCTGACACGGGCGACACTGTTCCGGCCTGCGTCTGTACTTATGACAGTCGAAGCGCAGAGCGTTATCAATCGCCAGTGGGACGATGAACGCGAAATGACAATGGTGATGGATTCATACCGCCTGTTCAACGTTGGGCTGCGTCGTCCTGACTGCGTTATCAATTTCCGACAAGCTGCATAACTGGAGGGGCTGAGTCATGGTTAATGATGCTTACGCCCCTGAGCTGTTGCGATCCCTCTTCCTGTATGACCCGGTGACAGGTCGCCTGCACCACAAAGCTAACCGACGCCGGGTTAAGGCTGGCTCCTATGCTGACTCCACCCGTCGAGCTGATGGCTATCGTCAAGTTGCCCTGCGACTTGATGGTAAGCAGTACCAGCTAAAAGCCCATCGCGTGGCGTGGATTCTTGCGCATGGCGCTATCCCTGATGGTTTGCAAGTTGACCACATCAACGGTATCCGTGACGACAATCACCTATGCAACCTGCGCTTGGTTACGCAGCGGGAAAACGACCAGAACCGACGCAAGGCAAGGGGGTATAGTTGGAATAAGGGCTGTAGCAAATGGGAGGCTTACATACGCGTTGACGGTGTACGCCATCACCTTGGCCTGTTCACTACCGAAGCGGCGGCGCGTGCTGCGTACCTAAAAGCAAAAGCCAGATACCATCCCACAACGCCTGCCGACTTGTTAAGAGCAGCTTAAATTTTATAGGTGATAATTAATGGCTGATGAAAAACGAATCAGACAGATTAGAGCGCTGGCAGATGATGACCCACGCCGCCAGCGGTACGCTGAACTGTTGGCGCAGGCTGGCCGCATGACTATTCCCCGACTGCATCCGGGCGATGCTAATAGTGTTATGAGCCAGCTTGCGACGATGCTCGGCGCACCTGTCCCGATAGTCGGTGCTATGACTGAGCACGCCGCTGCATGGCGTGCCTGTCTGCTGGATCAAGGGCTTGGCGATCTTCTGGATGGATTGAGTAAACAGGTGCTGACAATCTTCTTTCTGCTCTGCTGGAGAGACAGCGCCTTGCGATTGGCGGGTAAGCAAAAGGAACGGCTTACAGCCGCCAGCGAGGGTTTGACCATTGGGCAATACCGGGCAATGCACCCGGCTTACAGAGAGGATAAAGAAGATGATAACCACGATTAAATTAAGGTGGCGGTACATCGAGCCACCGCCAATGGCTGGCGTACTCGCTGACCTGAAACAGTGGGTAATGGATACCGGAGAGCCTGAGCTTGAAGCTGAATTTCGTAAGCTGCTGGGGTTGATGCGCCGCAATGGTATCAGTGACGAACGCGTTAATGCGATGGCTGATGAGCTTTATGTTCTGGTTTGCCAACGCCAGCGCGAAGAATACGAAGTCTGCAAGCGGGCTGCGTCTGACAATGGAGACCTTGAATCATGGTTACACGGACAGACCAGCTACTAAGAAAAGCTATGCGGGGCTATCTGGAACACCTTGGCAACATGCCGCTGGCGGAACGGATTACAAATGCTGCTGTATTCGAAGATGTGTATCGCTTCCTGTTGAATGGTTCCGGGCGGCTGGAGCTGCGCCGCGCTGATGTGGCCGCTGTCCGTGTCTTCCTATGGAATTATCAATACCGACGCTGTGCGGTGACAGGTAAGCCGCTGCGCCTTGCGTCTGCCGTGCTAGATCACTGCCACCGAACCGGGCGCGTTCGTGCTGTAGTGCATCGCTCTGCTAACGCCGCTGAGGGCGGCTACCATGCTGGGCGTTTGTGTGGGCTGTCGCCTAGCAGCATGAACGCGATGCTGGCGAGCTACCGCCAACAAAACCAAGGGCTGGGCGTTGTTTATCCGGGGTGATGAGTTCTGGCTGCGCCGGGTTTGCACCCGGCACAAAATTGTTTAGCCCGCTAGTCAGTGGGTTACGCAGTTTTCCATAAACGCATTAAGGAATTGATCTGTAATTCCTTGTGGTTTGCGTCGTTCACAAAGAGAATACAATTCTTCGACTGCTGAGTACGGGAAGAATTTTGTGTCCAGCTCTCGGAATTGCGGCATATTCGCAAACTCAATGACTTTAGCACGATATTCATCGGGGGCTACTATTGTCCATCTGATATCTTGAAGCCGTGGGGCATAGTCACAAAAATTCTTCATCCGGGTTAACCCGCTTTTAATCCCAGTGCTGTGCTCAATTTCCATCACGGCGGGCATTAATTTCCCATTTCTAAACCAAATGCAGTCTATTAGTTTTGCACCGTCAATGGCCTCGCTGTACGAGCTTAATACCTTTTCATTTGAGAGGCTATCAATTACCCCATCCATTTGAGCAATGACTTTTCCGTTATATTTAAGTCCACGATCATTAGCTGCCACCCATGTTCTGTAGCCTAAGTGGTGGCCGATTTTTACTAATGCAATCTGGATTTGTGCATGTCTTCTTGATTCTTCAATCGACATGCCCTCAACTGGGCGGATCGTTTCCAGATCAACGCTTTGATATACAACCTCTGTTTTCATCTCTGATATTACAATATTAGCTTTGTATTCAGAGAGCTTACCGTTTTCGTGTGGCGAATTGGGTAAGTATACAAGATGCTTGTGGCCTTTCTTTACCGTCTGTTTAGTGTTAATAACTTCTAAACGGTCGAGTTTACACCAATAAAATTGCGGTGTGTGTGCAAGCAAACTCTCAATAACGGAACGAGAGTTATAGCTTGCACCAAGCACTCTATCTAAATTGATAGGCGCATCCTCTTGAATTGCGTTAGCCAAACGCCAAAGCATCTGGCTAGAGATGCTGTCCATCTTTGCATCTTTGAGCGTCTCGCCTTTGGTTGGGTTAAAACGCTTAAAACGTATCGGGCCTTGTGGCGACTTAATCGAGTCGACAACGATCTTCCCAGCATTACTTTCATTCACATAATCAAACTGCCTGTTTTTGGGCAGGTTGGCTATCGCATTCACAAGATTCATTGCTGTCAAATTCATCTTTTATCCCTAAATGCTCTAATATAGATTTTGCTATTCCGAAGGCTGCAAGGTAAGGAACACCATTGCCAACAGTTTTGAACATATTTGAAAGAGTCATATAAGGTGGCAATTCAAACTCTTTCGGCAAAGACTGAATGGCAAGCGCTTCTGCAACTGTTATTCTGCGTGGCTTATATGGATGTAAATGGACCTCGTTGTTACCATAAGCAGCCGTCGGAGAATATCTCCAGCGGTGGAGGCGCTTATAAGATTTTTTACTATCGTCACCTTCTGCAACAGCCTTGAAGCGAACTAATCCGGCTCTGGCCGTAAACACATGCTTTGCGTTCACATGTTCAGAAACATTGTTTTTCTTAAACCAGTAATCAACAGTTAATTCTTTTGGGAGTGACTCTGGCATTGCCAGTATAGAGTCCTCGGAAAATTCATTTGTTGTTGGCCAACTGTAACTAAAGGCATTACGATCGGGGTATAATCTGCCACTCCAATTAAATGACTTGGCTAATTTCTTACTTTGGAAACCCAATAGAATAATGCGCTCTCGGTCTTGCGGAGCACCGTATTCAATCGAATTAATCAACCTTTCATGAAGAGTGTAACCCACATTCATCAACTGCTCTTTGAGATGCTCAAAAAACTCGCGATGCTTGAGTGTGCGATATAACCCCTTGACGTTCTCGAACAAGAAGAAGTCAGGTTTCATCTCTACAATTATATCAATGTAGCTTTGGGAGAGCTTACCATTCTCCCCATCGCGCCCTTTGTTTTTGCCCGCAACGGAGAAGTCAGGGCAAGGTGGGCCACCAATGAAGCCAATCAGTCTTTTTTCTTTCTTGAGTGCTTTAATAGCGTCTTTCAACTGCTTGTGATCAACTTCCTCTATGCTCTTTTCGGCATAGCCAAAACGAGGGATAGGCTTGTTCATTACCGCACGCGAGTGCTTGTAAGCATCCATAAACGGCGGGTGAAATTCATTCACAAAAACCACTTCGTAGCCTGAGTTTTCAAAGCCAAGGTCTAAAAAGCCTGAGCCGGAAAAGAAAGAGAAGATGGCGGGTTTAAGTGTGGACATTTTTTACCTATTGCTGATCATTAAGACATGCGAAAACGCCCCTGCATCTTAACAGATGAGGGGGTCATTGCAACGGATTGCGGGGAGCTGTAGCGATGAGCTGGCTCAGATGGACGATTCAAACATCCATTAAATTTAAAGGGCTATTTGATGGTTCACAAACTCCACGTAGCGTGATAGTTCGGCTGGGGCTGCTGCGTTTTTCGAATAAGTTTTGAAGCTCTCCGTACTCCCGCGCTCATGACCGACGAGCAGGGCAATACGATCCTCTGGCACTTGAGCGCGGTCGAGCTGTTGCACAAAAGCATGGCGGAGTGAGTGAAACACTTTTCTCTCTGCGGCAAGCTCGCCAAGAGCTTTACGCTTTGCTCGCGTGAATTGCTGCGTATGCCACGTTGAGCGCTTCCCATCGGCCCGGTCTGTAATTGATGCGTGATAGAACAGAAAACCGCTATGTGTGGTTTTGAGCAATGATTCCACGAGGGGGATTAGCTTGCTGTGTACTGGGACGATTCGCGCCGCGCTCTTGGTCTTCCCCTCGGTGATCTCAAAGCACAAAACTCCCTCGATAGTTTTAATACTGCTTTCACGTAGCGTACATATTTCATTGATCCGCATACCGCTGTATGCCCCAATAGCCGTTACCGCTTTCATCTCATCATCGAGCAAATCATAGACCTTTGCTAGCTCGCCCGGTGCGAAGACTTCATAGCTGACCTTGCTGCTTTTTGCTTCGAGCGCATGACCGCGCCAAGGATTGTCCTGTGGTGCATCGTGATAACGATTGCGTGCCAGATCCCATATCTGCGCCAGTGCGCTTATATAGTTCTGGATAGTTTGGGGCGCTCGCTCAGTTTTGAGTTTATCTAACCAGCCTGTAACTATGGTTCGGTTAATATCTCGCAACTGAATATCTTTCTTTTTCAGGTGGGTTAACAGCACCTCTACGGCTTTGTTGGTCTTGGATAGCGTGGTTAGCTTTCTCTTCTCGCTGTATTGGAGAAGATACAGATCGCGCATTTTAAGTAGGGAAGGGCAAGCCTGAACCGATGCACCAAACGATGCGGGGGCTTCCTTGGCGTACACACTTACACGGCGTAGCTCATCAATGATTTGATCTACAGACGAGCCGCCTTGCGGCTTTAGCAGATTCCGTAAGCGAGTCCATTCCAGAGCAATAGCATCTCGAAACAATCGCGCTTGGCGTACATCGCGTGTCCCTGTGCTTTTCATAAAGTAGCGCTTCCCTTGGAACAGGTGACGCATGTAGCTGGGAATAGCTATCCGCACGAGGTAATTCCCGCAGGGATCTAAAACTAGATAACGATCTCTCTTGAAACTCATACAAACCCCGGTTATGTTGTCGGGGCTTTTTCATGGCTAAACAGTCTGTGAAATGTGCCGGGGTTATGAGCTTTAGTCTAGCTAGTTCAACGAGTTAACGATAATTGTTGAAGCAAGCTAAGCCGCCTAAACCCGTGCCGGTTCGAGTCCGGCCTTCGGCACCATTAGTACTTCCAAGACCATCCGAGAAAGTCCAAATATCCCTTTAAAATCAATGCTTGCAGCGGTTTTTACGTCCTGCGTCGTCCGAGGTTGTCCGTTGAAATCCGGATGTCATTGGGGGCATAATTGGGGGCATCTTAACTTCGATTAGAAATGTGCCCCCAAATGAAGCTCAACGCCAGACAGGTCGAGACCGCAAAGCCAAAAGACAAAACCTACAAAATGGCCGATGGTGGCGGTTTGTATCTTGAGGTTTCGGCCAAAGGTTCCAAATATTGGCGCATGAAATACAGACGTCCCTCTGACAAAAAAGAGGATCGCCTCGCTTTTGGTGTTTGGCCTACTGTGACGCTTGCTCAGGCAAGAGCAAAACGCGATGAAGCTAAAAAGCTTTTAGTACAGGGCATAGACCCAAAAGTCGAACAGAAAGAAGCTCAGGCCGAGAATTCGGGGGCATATACTTTTGAAACTATCGCGCGAGAATGGCATGCCAGTAACAAGCGCTGGAGTGAAGACCATCGATCGCGCGTTCTTCGCTATCTTGAGCTTTATATCTTCCCTCATATCGGTTCGTCTGACATTCGGCAGCTTAAAACCAGCCACCTGTTAGCCCCGATTAAAAAAGTTGATGCTAGTGGCAAACACGATGTCGCTCAGCGCCTGCAACAGCGTGTCACGGCCATTATGCGTTATGCCGTACAGAACGATTACATCGACTCAAATCCAGCCAGCGATATGGCCGGTGCGCTATCGACAACCAAAGCGCGACATTACCCTGCTTTACCTTCTAGCCGGTTCCCTGAGTTTCTTGCACGTCTTGCTGCATATCGTGGCCGTGTAATGACACGGATTGCGGTCGAGCTTTCCTTGCTAACTTTTGTGCGTTCCAGTGAATTACGTTTCGCGCGTTGGGATGAATTCGACTTCGATAAATCTCTTTGGCGTATACCTGCAAAGCGAGAAGAAATTAAAGGCGTGCGTTATTCGTACCGAGGCATGAAGATGAAAGAGGAACATATTGTTCCGCTTAGTCGGCAGGCGATGATTTTATTAAACCAGTTAAAGCAGATTAGTGGTGATAAAGAGCTGCTTTTTCCGGGGGATCATGACGCAACTAAGGTTATGAGTGAAAACACGGTAAACAGCGCATTGCGTGCGATGGGCTATGATACGAAAACCGAGGTGTGTGGGCATGGGTTTAGGACTATGGCGCGTGGTGCGTTGGGGGAGTCGGGGTTATGGAGTGATGACGCGATAGAGAGGCAACTGAGCCACTCAGAGCGTAATAATGTACGTGCGGCATATATCCATACCTCCGAGCATTTGGATGAGCGGCGTTTAATGGTGCAGTGGTGGGCTGATTATTTGGATATAAACCGTAATAAATATATTACGCCTTATGATTATTCAAAATACAAAGATATAATTAAATAATAATAGTTATTGGTTGATTTTTAAAATGTGTGTTAAGTAACATAATCTGGAGTTTTTAATTGTTTGTTGCTATAATAAAAATCAATGTGAAGTGAGTGTGATTAACATGGCTGAGTTATTGCGAGAGCAGGAAGTTAAAATAGCCCTAATTGAATGGTTATATAAAAAAGGCATGCTTAGTGATGCAACTATCATTAATGAAATGGTTGTTGCTAACTGGAGCAGAAGAGCTGATTTGGCCATTGCCAACGGAAGCTTGCAAGCTTTTGAAATAAAAAGCGATTTTGACTCTCTTAAGCGCTTGGATGGTCAGTTAAAAATTTTCAAATCTAGCTTCGAAAAAGTTACAATTGTGTGTGCGCCAAAATTTACCAGTGAAGTTTCTAAGCGGGTTTCATCAGATGTTGGCGTTGTAGAATTTCAATCTAATAATAGTGGTGTACGTTTTAAAATAATTCAAAAAGGAAGGGTTTGCTCTCGCTTAAATAAATTTATTTATTTGGGATTTTTGCTTAAGTCTGAGCTTAAAGATCTGCTTAATCAGCATGGAATTACATTTTCAAATGAACTACATAGGGATTGTCTTGAGGTTTTGGCATCTAAGTTATCTTTAAACAAGATTAGAGAATTTGTCATTACATCTATTAAAAATAGGTATCATGCGACTTCTAATGAGTTTTTATCTAGACTCCATGGTAATCAAGAAATATCTATAGGCGATCTTGCATTATTGAGCAAAGCTAAAAGAAGGAATAATTCTTTGGTTAAGTTCGAGTTTAAGGCTTGTTCGGAGAAATCTTTAAATGAATACCATAAGGTTGATGTTGACTCTATAGTTAGGAAATATGGCGATGATGTTTCCTATATTCCGGAAAAAGTACTTAAAAGGGTTGTGAGCTAGGGAAGGTTAACCTTCCCTAGTTTTTTATTAGATAAGATCTTCCTCATCATGATCAAAGCCAAACTGTAGAGCCTCAGATAGCTCAATTTGCTTGTTTAAGTGTAGATTCACTCGAACAGCAATCCATTTAGCTGGACTTCCCATACCTGCTATATCCCCTATAGCAGCATTTCTTATCATTGCAGCCCCCCAAGAGTCTTCCCTTTGATAATGTGGATACTCTGCCAAAATTGATTGCGCAGCTTCAATGAATCCTTCTTTATTCATCCCAGGACGGCGCTCGAAATACCATGAATCATCTAACGCTATATCAATTCTAGGAACATATCGCCCAATTACATTGTCATACACTACTGAATGAATTGAACCATGATCGCCATAAATAGCGACATCACTTCCACCAATATTTTGATGCAATTCTCTCTCAATAACATCAATATATCCGGACTGTCCATTTTCACGGCAAAAATTTGTAACTGAACTAGGGAAGCTTGTTGCTAGCACACTAATTATGGCCTCAGGAATCTCAGTTCTAATTTGATTGATCGAATTTATTGCTGCAGCTGTTATAGCAGATATATTCCCCCTGATGTAACCCAAATCGATGAAAACTATGGCGTTTTCCGGAGAGTCCATCGATACTAGTGACGTCAGGGTTTTATTGATGTCTGTATTTAGATTTCTAATTCTAAATGCAATTGAGCCTTTAACATCCTCTAAAACTCTAGCTTGGATAGATATATCTCTAAGTTTTGCTGAATCCGGCATCTGGACTACTGGAATAATATTATCATTTCTGGAGCAAAACTCTATCCAGTTTTTAAAACCATTCTCAGGAGAGAGTAGTTCGAAGCTTGAAGCACAATGATGAGAATTCTCCTTTGTGACATCCAAAATGAATGGGAGATTACTCATCACTTCTAAACTTTTATCTAACGATACCTGAATTTCTTCCGAGCGAGGCCATTTCCCCAAAGAAATTAAAGGCAATATTTTTTGCTTGTTTTCATATGATAAATTATTCAGCCCGGTCATTTCCGCTGATCGTGTTCTTAGGGCTGGATAGTACGAGTAATTTTCAAAATATACTTTCATATTTAATTAGCCTCCGAATCGATATTTTCTGGTCGGCTTGCTGTTCTTGGCATAGCGTTAATTTGGGGGTTCTGAGTGGCAAGATAAGCGGCTATACCTTCCATCTTCTCTTTCTGTTCTGAAGTTCTTGCAAGTTCTTTAATCAATCCTTTGTTTTCTGCCATCAAGTTTTGATTGGATTCATTATGACTCTTGATTACCTCCATATTACTTTTTATAACCTCCGTGTGGTTGTTGCTAATTGCTTTAATCGTTCTGTGTGTAAACCATCCAATAAGTAGAGCAGCTAACCATCCAGAACATACGAGCAACCATTGTGAAATATCTTGGTTGCGGATGAAGCTAGTAGCAATAGTGATTATGGTCCCAACAACACCAATTAATCCATATACATGATTCAGCATCCTTTAACTCTCTCATGCCACGAATTCTTAAGGATCTTGCGACACTGACAAGAACCACCTTACATCAATCTATTTTTTGCATATTTTTCAGGATAGTGCCATCAAAAAAGACAGCTTTGGACCAGAGGTCATAGATTTTCTTCATTATGCTCCAATGTATTAACGAGGTATGTACTGAAGGCACTTTGACTAAACAAATAATTAACTAACTCGTCGGTTTGCGCGCAATGCTCTCCCCGCCACGCCTGCCCGCTTAAGAGGTCGCTTTTAATGCAGGTGCATGAACCGACTCAGGCCGCGCCGGTACTGGCGCGGTGGGGAAAATAAAATGCGGGGATTTGCATGCAAAACCATGCACCTTATGGATGCATGGCTTTTTTCGGGAAAAATAGCGGAATTTTCGGGGATTTTTTCGCGTGCTACCGTGCAGTCAGTTCTGCACGTCGGCGGGTGTAAATCAGGTTCTGTGCCGGGGTGAATTTCTCGCGATTATCATCCCGGGAAGCCGCATCAGGCCTGAATCCGATGGCCGTTAAAATGTCGCTGTCCTGCTCGGAATAATTAATTTTTTCACCGGCGGCCAGCCACACCAACAGGGCTTCACGCAGATAATCAACCGAGTGCTGCATGGCGCTCTGTTTTACTGCGGGAAGCTGTTCGTGATATCCCATCAGCTCAGGTGCCAGCGTGGCGGCCAGCTCCGCGCCGTGCTGCTGCATAAAGTCATGGAGACGGTTGCGGATGCTGATGTGCTGCACCTCCTCATGTGAGCGGATATAGCGACCGGCGGCCTGATTAATTTCCCATTTTTTCACATCGATATTGTCGCGCAAATCCTGCATTCTGCGCGGGATTTGTTCGTCACCGGCAAGGAGCTGTTCACGGTATTCCCGTTCAAGGTCTGCAAGTTCGGCTTTACGTTTCAGCCAGGTATTTTTGTTCGTCTGACAGGCCTCAAAGGCCTGCTGTATTGTCACAGTGGTCACGTGTCTCTCTCCTGATTAATGCCGGAACGGCGAGCTGTAGCAGCCCTGTACTTTACGCGGCGGCGGTGGCGCCACCGGCGCGGGGTCGGATTTCTCCGGTGCGGCACGTATCACACCGTCAACCGACTCGATGGTGCGGAAAGTGGCCGAGCATTCGATATTGGTACACTGGTGATAACGCTGTTTGACGTTTTCCGACAGATACCGGCTGGTACGGACGTGCGCGGTCTTTTTGCAGAACGGGCAGTGAAACATGATTCAGCCATCTGCCTGTTCGTGGTCTTTTGCGGCCAGTTCAGCGGCAAGCTTCATCCGTCTGGCCGGGCTTCTTAACAGCGCCATATCAACCCCGGTTATGACCGGGCGATTCATGCCCGTTACGGACAGAACCGGCTCCTGCTCCATATCAAAATGATACAGGGCTGACTGCAGATTCAGGGCATCACCCAGCTCGCGGGTCACGGTCGCACGCGGCGAGGTTTCTCCGCTCATTTCCAGCGACCGTATACGCAACAGAAAGGCACGTAACAGTGCGGGGCTGATACCGGCCAGCGCCTTCTTCCACTCGCTGTTGGCGTAAGTGGTGAACGCTTTTTCATGGGCGCTGATATAAGCCTTACCGGAGGAGCATGCGCCAAGCATGGCGAGACTTTTGTCTTTCTCCAGCTCGGTAATCAGACCGGTGAACTCATCAGCCAGTTCGCGGCTGGCGATACGTTTACTGTGTTCAGCTTTCAGTTCAGGAGTGAGGTTGCCGCGCAGAGTTCGAAAGCGGCATCGCCAGTCCTGTTCGGCCTGTGCACTTTCACTGAGGGCGGTCTGTCGTTCCTGCTCACAACGCTGAATGGAAGCCTCAATGTCGCTGAGTTTTCCCATGCTGGCCGTGTGTGCGTCTTTTGCCTCGTTAAGTGCGGCCAGCGCACCGGCAATACGTTGTTCCGCGCCTTCATCCTGTTTACTGATAACGGTCTGCATGGCTTTGATAATGAGTTCGGGTTTCATGTTCAGGCTCTCCGTGTGTTCAACCTGAAATGATTCTGACGCCTCCTGCACAACAACACGATTCATTGCCGTTGTCAGAATGCTGGCACAAACAGACCTTAAAAACCGGCTGGCCAGAGAAAGGTCGCAGGAAAACCTTACTCACCGTTTGTTTTTTTACTTATAACTATTCACCACTGTTCACCTTAAATAAAAAGATAAGTAATACAGTAAGTTAAAGGGTGAACAGTTGAAGGTCTGACTGTTCACCGTCTGTTCACCACTGTTCACCCTTCACTTTGTTCAGCCAGTCAGCCTATTAGACTTTTTAGCGATTAAAAAACAGAAATATATAAACAAAAGTAATCAGCAATGGGCCACCGGTTTGCCAACGTTTGCCAAAAAACGGCCAACGTTTGCCACTGTATAAAAAACGCTCTGTTGTGTGGTGGAGCAGTACAAAATGACTTGTTGCCCTGAGGGAAAATATTCACAAAATAGAGAGCTACCCAAAGCCGGACGGACACGACCGGCACTGTATGGACTTTGTGAGGTAGCCCGATGCACACTGCTTTTTCTTCCCCGTCTTCTGCCCCTGCCGCGCCGCTGATGCCGGTTTCTGATGCCGTTCACGAGCGCTTTATCCGTCTGCCCGAAGTGATGCATCTGTGCGGCCTGTCCCGCTCGACCATTTACGACCTCATCAGCCGGGAAGCCTTCCCGAAACAAATCTCCCTCGGCGGAAAAAACGTGGCGTGGGCGCAGTCTGAAATTACTGCATGGATGGCGGATCGCATTGCCGAACGCAACCGGGGCTATGACGCATGATGATGGCCGCTCAGCAAAAAGCCCCTTTTTCTGGCTTGCTTCCGTTCGTCGTTTCCAGGTATAGTTTTCCCGCTGTCGCAAAATCGGCAGCCGGGATTTGCAGCCCGTGTAACTCAATGGCGACACCAGACGCGCCATGCGTCTTTTTTTACGTCGTAGCTCAGACACACCCATTTTTCGGGCTGTGGTGTTTACACCGTGGCTCCTTTCAGACAATGGTGGTTCGGGCGGGGCAGCCTTCGGGCTGGCCGGTACCCATTGAGGCCGGTACTGCAAACCCTGTCCGGGCCACCACCCATGAGATTTGCAGCTCCGGTGGTGGCGATAACCGCTACTCAATGGAGGTTGCCCCTATGGCTACGACCCTCACCCCGTCACACCCGCAATTCGTCTTTGTGTTTGCCGCCGTTCCTCGCGCAGACCGTAAACCCCGTATCTGTATGCTCCGCACCGTTGCCGGTGATGAACACACCGCACGCCTTTCTCTTGTTCGCGATTACGTCCTCTCGTTTGCTGGCCGTCTGCCGGTTGCGGAGGTGCGCGCATGAGACACACCACCATTACCGCCCGTGACCTCGAATGTCTGGAGCATATGCGCAACGTCGGCCAGCTCGTCGGCGACCTGATGCAGGTGCAGGACTGCGCCACCGTTCGTCGTGACCCGGCGCAGCAGTCACAGCTCACCTCCGTGATTTACCTCATGACCGCCCAGCTCGACGGCGTGGTCGAACGCTGCAATCAGCGCTGGCTGACCGGGGAGGGCAACGTATGAAAAAGCCATTACCGCCCGTATTACGCGCTGCGCTGTATCGTCGCGCCGTGGCCTGTGCCTGGCTGACCCTGTGCGAACGCCAGCACCGCTATCCGCACCTCACCCTCGAGGCGCTGGAAAGCGCCATTGCCGCCGAGCTGGAGGGATTCTACCTGCGCCAGCACGGCGAGGAAAAAGGCCGTCAGATTGCCTGTGCCCTGCTGGAAGATTTAATGGAAGCCGGACCACTCAAAGCCGCCCCGTCGCTGTCTTTTCTCGGGCTGGCCGTGATGGATGAGCTTTGCGCCCGTCATATCACCGCACCGGTACTGCACTGAGGGAGAAAACTACGATGAAAATGAACGTAACAGAAACGGTAAAACAGGCGTGCGGCCACTGGCCGCGCATTCTCCCTGCGCTGGGTGTGAAGGTGATTAAAAACCACCATCAGTCCTGCCCGGTGTGTGGCGGCTCTGACCGTTTCCGCTTTGACGATAAAGAAGGGCGCGGGACGTGGTTCTGCAATCAGTGTGGCGCAGGTGACGGGCTTAAGCTGGTAGAGAAAGTGTTTGGCGTGACCCCGTCAGAGGCCGCCGGGAAGGTGAATGCCGTGACCGGCAACCTGCCGCCGGTTGCCCCGGAAGTGATTATGGCCGCAGAGGCCGAAACTGTGGCCGACCGCAAAGCGGCGTCCGAGCTGGCCGCGAAACTGATGGAGAAAACCCGACCGGCCACCGGCAACGCCTACCTCACCCGCAAGGGCTTCCCCGCTCTGGAATGTCTGACGCTCACCGTCATGCATAAAACCGGCGGCGTGGCATTCCGCGCCGGGGATGTGGTTGTCCCGCTGTATGACGATACCGGCGCACTGGTTAACCTTCAGCTTATCAATGCTGACGGTCTCAAACGCACCCTGAAAGGCGGTCAGGTCAAAGGGGCATGTCATATCATCGAAGGGAAAAAACAGGCCGGAAAACGCCTGTGGATTGCAGAGGGGTATGCGACCGCGCTCACCGTGCATCATCTGACCGGGGAAACCGTCATGGTGGCGCTGTCCTCCGTGAACCTCCTTTCTCTGGCTAGCCTTGCCCGTCACAAATATCCGGCCTGTCAGATTGTCCTCGCAGCCGACCGTGACCTTAACGGCGACGGCCAGAGTAAAGCCGCTGCGGCCGCAGATGCCTGTGAGGGCATTGTTGCCCTGCCACCGGTGTTCGGTGACTGGAATGATGCGTTTATGCAGAAAGGTGAAGAGGCCACCGGGAAAGCCATTTATGACGTCATCCGGCCACCGGCGCAAAGTCCGTTCGACACCATGAGCGAGGCGGAATTTACCGCCATGAGCGCCAGCGACAAGGCTTTGCGGGTGCATGAGCATTACGGCGAAGCGCTGGCGGTGGATGCGAACGGCCAGCTCCTGTCCCGCTATGAAAACGGCATCTGGAAAAATATCCCTGCCGCCACTTTTTCACGGAATGTGGCTGATTTATTCCAGCGCCTGCGCGCCCCGTTCTCATCCGGGAAAATCGCCTCGGTGGTGGAGACCCTGAAACTGATTATTCCACAGCAGGATACACCGGCACGTCGTCTGATTGGCTTTCGCAACGGGGTGCTCGATACCCAAAGCGGCCTGTTCAGCCCGCACAGTAAATCGCACTGGCTGCGCACGCTGTGCGACGTGGATTTTACCCCACCGGTGGACGGGGAAACGCTGGAGACTCACGCACCGAACTTCTGGCGCTGGCTCGACCGTGCGGCCGGTAAAAATCCACAAAAACGCGACGTGATACTGGCTGCGCTGTTTATGGTGCTGGCGAACCGCTACGACTGGCAGCTCTTTCTCGAAGTCACCGGTCCCGGCGGGAGCGGCAAAAGTATTCTGGCTGAAATCGCGACCCTGCTTGCCGGGGAAGATAATGCCACGTCAGCCGATATCGACACGCTGGAAGACCCGCGCAAGCGTGCCTCCCTGATTGGCTTCTCGCTAATCCGTCTGCCAGACCAGGAAAAATGGAGCGGTGACGGCGCAGGGCTTAAGGCCATCACCGGCGGCGATGCGGTCTCAGTTGACCCGAAATATCAGAACCCGTACTCAACACATATTCCGGCAGTGATTCTGGCCGTGAACAACAACCCGATGCGCTTCACCGACCGCAGCGGCGGTGTGTCACGTCGCCGGGTGATTATTCACTTCCCGGAGCAGATTGCGCCGGAGGAACGCGACCCGCAGCTCAGGGATAAAATTGCGCGCGAGCTGGCCGTTATCGTGCGCCAGCTTATGCAGAAGTTCAGCGACCCGATGAGCGCGCGCACTCTACTCCAGTCGCAACAGAACTCCGACGAGGCGCTCAGTATCAAGCGCGATGCTGACCCGACGTTTGATTTTTGCGGCTATCTGGAAATGTTGCCACAGACCAACGGGATGTTTATGGGTAACGCCAGCATTATTCCGCGTAATTACCGTAAATATCTCTATCACGCGTATCTGGCCTATATGGAGGCTAACGGATACAGGAACGTGCTCAGCCTGAAAATGTTCGGGCTGGGGCTGCCCATGATGCTGAAAGAGTACGGCCTGAATTATGAGAAGCGGCACACCAAGCAAGGGATACAGACTAACCTGTCGCTGAAAGAGGAAAGCTACGGCGACTGGCTGCCGAAGTGCGACGACCCCGCAGCAACATAACCTCACTCAGACCGGCAACAGCCGGTCTTTTTCTTTCTGCTCATTGCCACAGGGTGAACAATCCACTGTTCACCCTTCACCGTATATTCACCCTGTATCACCATGAAATTATTAATAAAAAACCAGAGGTGAACAGTGTGAACAGTAAAACCTGAAAAAACTTTTTATCCCCCCGCGCATCGCCTGACCGGACGGTTCCAGAACGAGCAAAAATCACAAAGGTGAAGAGTCGATTGTTCACTATTCACCAACCATTCACCACTTATCGCCATGATATTAAAGAGAAAAATTCAAAGGTGAACAGTGTGAACAGTTTATATGGAAAAAAAGAATTTTACTGATGTTCAATATTATCCCGGTTAGGATCCGTATATCGGAACCTAACCGATGGAGAAAATATCAATTTCCTCTTGAATACCAATCAGTTGTGAACTTAAGGGGCTTAAAAAACCATGGGGGCACAAAAGGGGGCATATGAACATGTGTTCTTGTTTATTTTCTTTGTTTTCAAGTTATTACATTGTATTTTGAGTCCGGCCTTCGCACTCATCCTCTAAACACCTCCCTACGATGCCACTCCACATATCCCTCCTTTGGATAGTTCCCTTTCACCACCGGCAGCGCAATTTGCTTTCCTGCAAAATCCCAGAACAACCGCCCAACAATCCCATTCCCATTCACCGCCTCAGACACGAGCACCCGCATACTCTCATCCAGTCAAATTGATCCCTTATCAAACGCCTTATGATGAATTGCACACAACGTCAGTCCGTTCGGGATCTCACATGGTCCGCCAAACTGCTTCCACATGATATGCGCGGCTTCAAGTCCAACAGAGGCGTTATCATGTCGCATGTTAAACCCGCAGATTGCACACTCATAGTTATAAGCTCGCAGCACCTGCTGGCGGAACAGCGGATCGCGAACCTTACGGATCTGCTGGATATCAAAACCCATCTCATCCGCGAGCTCTTCCTGAATGCTTTCAGGAAAGTGCGCTTCAAGGATCTGCTGCGCCAGCGAGCCGATCAGGTTTTTGTTCTTACCCAGTAGCGCAAAGTGTTCTTCATCAAACCCGCCTGCGACGTTATGTTCCACAAGTTCTTTAACGGGCGGTTGCTTACTGCCATTGGTCGAACAGAACTCAGTATTCTTCAGATCCCAAAATCTATCCCCTTTGAGCCGCCAGAAAGGCATATTCGGGTAATGAGCCTTTATCTGTGGACCTAAGCGTTCTACCAGACTAAGCAGCTTTTCGTGGAGCTCGGTTCCGTAATCAAACAGTCACGTATGCCCCTGCTGATAGTTCGCCAGAACATACAGAAGCAAAAAGGGCTTATGCGGCGCTCGCTATTCGCCTTTGCGCCAGATGGTGATGTCGGCAATTGCCTGTTCGAGAGTTTTGCTGGAAGCCATCGCGTTACGGAAGAAGGTAAATAATTGCGATGATGCTCGCAAAACCCGGACCAATCAACCCGCAGTCAACAAAAACATGACCTTACCGCACACTACGCTATTTCCTGAATCCCCCTCGCAAATTCCAAATTTCCCCCACCCAAAACCGCTGTATTTATATTCAGCCCTGTATAATGGTCACCAGAAATTACGCCGAACGGCAAAGGAAGTATCAAAGAATATATAAAGAACAATTCGCGATATGAAGGTGCTGCAACACCCCCATACCGCTAACCACAAACAACTTACAAGGAGTTGAAAATGGCTGCGACGAATTTTAAGCCAGAGTTTACTGTTTGCAAAACAGAATCAGACGCTTTCACCGGCATGATTGAAAACCGCGAGCTGGTACGCAAAAACAGCGCCCGCCGTCTGCACGGCAACCAGCCCAACGCGGCGCCCGTCCACCCCCGCGCGGAAACGCCGCAGGACAGCGCCGCCTGCTGCGAACTCTATGCACGCATAGACATGAAATACCTTCTTCTGGGCGGCGAGTGGTTAACTCGTGCGGGCTTTATCGACGGCATGCCCGTAAAAATCCGCGCCATGAAAGACTGTATTGTGATTACGCCACAACATACAAGAGAATTATGGGGATGCCTGGAAGGTATGAGCGTGGTGAATATAAATAAAAAGAAAGTGGCGCAGTGGTTGAAGACCTTTCCGGGAGCGCTGAATGATACAGGTGATGTTCCGGTGATTAAGCGTGGGAGTGGGAAGGCCGTTTAA